TGAGGACAGGACCGGATGCCATCGCCCAGCTCGGGACGAAGGCGATAGCCGGGCGGGTTGTGCGTGATACGCTGGCACTGCGCACGCAGCTCACGCACGAAGCTCAGGGCGCGCCCGGGGTTGTCACCCGCAATGTAGTCGGCGATGGCTTCGAGATCTTGCTCGGCCTTTGGGGTGAAGGCCAGACGCATCAACGACCAACTTGTGCCACGTACTTGGCCTCAAGGCGGTCGAAAACCGCATCGGCAGGCTTGGCGGGGCCGCTGGCACGGCCAGCCGCGATCTCTGCACGCAGGGCATCCAGTTCGAGCTGCTTGCGCTCCTCGCGTTCTTCCAGTAGACGCAGTCCCGCTCGCACGACCTCGCTGACGTTGTTGAAGCGACCGCTTTGCACCTGATCGCGGACGAAGGTTTCGAAGTGATTGCCAAGGGCGACACTGGTGGGCATGGCATGACTCTTAACTGTTAATAACAAATATTGTGTATCACACCCACCTGCCAGTCAATGGGCAGATTCGTTGAGGCGTTCCGCCACGATCTCCAGCGCCCGCTGCCAGCGACGCCATGCTGTCGTGCGGTCGCAGGCAAAGCGAATCGTGATGTCGCGCCAGCCGAACCGCTTGGCCCGCATCCACACCAGGTGGCGTTGCTCGACCTCCAGCCACTGCACCCAGCGCATCGTCTCCAGCATGCGGTCGATGGCCTCGGGGCTGGGTGGGAAGGGTCGGTAGACCTTCTCGTCAGCCGCGAAGGCCTCCCACTCCTTGCGAACGAACGCAGGCCACGTGTTGAAGTAGCCCTGCACACGCACGGGTGGCAGGCGTCGTCCGGTGCTGGCGGCTTCCTCAAAGCGGGCTGCCACGTCCTCAATCGTCCAGTCGTTGCGAGCCACGTCACACCTCCTGTCCAAAGTCATGGTGGTGGACAGCCCAGTGCAGGAGGGCCAGGGCGTCGGCTTCGTTGTCGTCGGCCGGGGCATGACCACGGGCACGGGCCGACGCCACCATCTCGTCCTTGCTGGCGTTGCCCTTGCCGGTGGCGTGCTTCTTGATCGTGCCCACGGGCACGCCCTGGTACGGGATCTGGTGGTGCTCGCACCACGCCGTAAGCGTGGCCAGGAGGCCACCGTACACGTGCGCAGCATCCACGCCAACGTGGCGTCGAACCTCCTCAAAGTACAAAAACTGAATTTCAGAAACCGATTCCTGAACTTCAGAAATCCAGCGACGGAATCGCAAATAGCGCATGCCGCCGCCTTCGAAGCGTTGCGGGCGGAAGCTCTCGCTGCCGCTGGTGATGTGGCCCGTGCGGTCGCGCAGTGCCCATCCGGTGGTGGTACCCAGATCAAGGGCGAGGATGGTCGTGGTCATGGTGTCAGTCCTTATCCGATGCGGATCTGACGCAGCTGACACGGACTATCGAAACTCGCCATGAGGCGCGCGCACGCGCGCACGCGTAGGACTTACGACAAACTGCGTCAGCTGCGTCAGACTGGATGGTTTTCATGGGCTCAGTCGTCCGCGTAAGGGGTGTAGGCTGGGGTCGGCGGATGCTTCAAACCAATGCCTTGAAACCCGCGCACGCCCATGCCGTTGCGCCATTTCTCCAGCCCACGCGTGATGAGCAGATCGGAAAACCGTCGCTGTGCGCCGACAAACTCTCCAGAAGCTTCTGCCCATTGCCTCCAGTCGTTGAACAGCTCGGCGGTCAGCGACTTGGCGTTGGGCTCGCGCACACAGCGCTCATCGAGCCAGCGGCCCAGCGCGTCCTCGGCTTCGAAATACTCCTCGGTAGCCTCCACTACGCGCTGGGGCGGATCGAGCCGTCCGAGGCGCTGCCAGTCCAGACAGCCCTGCACGGCCCACGCGAGGATGCCGTCACGTTCGGCCAGGAGCTTCTGCTGCAGGTTCTTGTCGCGGCGCTCGGGCGGCACGGTGATCGTGAAAGGGATCAGGTGCAGCCGCCGCTTCATCGCCTCGTCGATGTTGCGGATGGCGGGCTTGTGATTGCCGGCGACGAACAGCTTGAACTGCGGGTAGAACTCGAAGAAGTCCTGGCGCATGAAGCGTGCGGAGATCTTGTCGCCGCCGGTCAGACTCTTGACCTTGGACTCGGCCCAGCGCTTGCCCTGTTCGGTCTCGATGGCCGCGACGAACCGTGCGCCGCGAAGTCCCGCCATGTCGGTCGGGTGGCGGTCGGTACGCGTTTCCATGAAGGTGTCCATGGGCGCATTGGTGGCGTAGTCGCCCAGGATGGTGGCCAGGGTGTTGACGAACACCGACTTGCCGTTTGCGCCGGTGCCGTACAGGAAGAACAGCGCGTGCTCTTGCGTTGACCCGGTCAAGGCGTAGCCGACCATCCGTTGCAGGTAGGCTTGCAGTTCGGCGTCGCCGCCCGTGACCTCGTCGATGAACTGCCTCCAGGTCGGGCAGTCGCCGCCCGGTGTGGCCGTGGTGATCTTGGTCATGCGGTCGGCGCGCTCGTGCGGGCGCATCCGACCTGTCTTGAGATCGACCACACCGCCCGGCGTGTTGAGCATCCAGGGGTCGGCGTCCCACTCGGCCGTGGTCGCAGCATGGCGTCGATCCGAGCGGGCCAGACGCTCCACGCCGCCCACGGTGCCGGAGGTGGCGAGCTTCGCGGCCACTTTGGGGTTGACCGCGCGCACCGCCATCTGGCGGCAAACACTGCGAATCAAGTCGGTGGCCGCCAGCGTCTCCTCGTGACGCCAGCGCCGCCCATCCCACACCAGCCAGCGCCCCCACGGGGCGACGTAGCGCCAGTCGCGGTGGTAGCGCCGGGTGAAGGCCAGCGCCAGCGCGTCCTCAGTGCCCCAGACGGACTCGTCGCTGCTGACCACCGGCTCGTCGGCATTGGCCACGTCGTGCATCTGCAAGCGCGGGCCGTGGGTGAGGAAGGTGGCGACATCGAAGCCTTCGGCCACGGCGTCCGCCGCGTCCCAGCCTTCGGCGGCCTCCTCGGGCGGGTACAGGATGTGGCAGGACTTGGCACCGGCGGACAGGATGGCCTGCGCCGCTTGCACCGCGTACTCCCAGCCCGGCTTGTCACGGTCGGGCCAAATGAGCACAGCCTTACCCGCCAGCGGCGACCAGTCGGTCTTGTCCACCGGGGCGTTGGCACCGTGCATCGCGGTGGTGGCAGTGACGCCCGCATCGATCAGCGCCTGCGCGCATTTCTCGCCCTCGACCAGCACCACCTGTGCGGCACTGATCATTCCGGGCTGGTTGTAGAGCGGGCGCGGCTCGGGCGGGGCCATCTTGCGGCGGCGCGCATCCCAGGGCCGGAACTGCTTCTTCTGCCCGGGCGGGTCGTAGCGGTAGACGACCGCGATCAGGCGCCCCTGCGCGTCGAGGTAGTCCCACTTGGCGGTGGCCGGGCCGAGATCGTCGACCGGCATGCCCTTCTGGCTGGCCTTGCGTACTGGTGCGGAACGCGAACGACCAAGCAGATCGGCGGCTTCGTGGAGCACACGTGGAAAGTCTCTCAGCACGTCGATACCGAGGTGCGCAGCGATCAGGTCGAAGATATCGCCACCGTCGCCCGTGGCACGGTCGGTCCAGAGGCCCGCCTTCTCGCCATCCAGCACCACTTCGAGGCTGTCGCCCGGGCTGCCAAGCACGTCGCCGATCAGGAACTTGCCCCGGCGCTTCTTGCCCGCAGGAAACAAGAAGATCAGAACGGATTCAAGACGCGCGAGCAGTTCAGCACGCAGTTCTTCGCGTTCGCCATCGCTGGGGGTGCGGCGGTTGGAGTCAGGCAGTGGCTCGATGTCGTTGAAGTCGAGAGTCATTCGGCCTCCTCACCCTCGGCGTCCCCGTTGCGCCCCTGGGCGGCGGTGCTGCGAGCTGCCCAGGCCGACAGTTCGGATGGCCGATAGCGCACCAGACCGCCCAGCAGGTAGTGGGGAATCTTGTACTTGCTACGCATCTGCGGGTCGGCGAACCAGTAGTACGGCAGGCGCAGTGCGGCAGCTGCCTGCTTGGCGTCGATCATTGGTTCGACATCTCCGATGAATTGCTTTTCGTTGGTCATGTTGTCCTCCAGCAGCGGTCTTGCCACGCGCACATCCGGCATTCGAAGTGGGTCGCATCAACGAAGGCGCGTGGCAGAAGCTCCCCAGCCTCGGTCGCCGTGATGACCTTCACTGCCCGATCCGACATGCGTTGGGCCAGCGCCGCGTCAAAGGGCACGAGCTCGGTGTAGATCTCCATCGTGTCGGCGTTGAGCGCCGTGAAAATCGCTGGGTGCTCGTGCAATTCGAGATAGGCTTGGTAAATCGCCACTTGTGCGGCGTAGATGGGCTTGGAGATGGCCAAGCCCTTTTTCTCCAGGTCGCTCCAGGACTTGTTGCCCAGGCACTTGCATTCCCATAGCGCGGGATAGGCGAAGCCCTCGGGGCCTCCAACGACGACACCATCGACGTGTCCCTGCAGGCGACCATCGGCCACCGAGAAGCCAAACTGCTCGCCATTTGCCTTTCGAGTGCGCAAGTCAAAGCCTGCGTCCCGCAGCCACGCGACCATGCACTCCTCCATGACATGGCCACGCATCGAAGATGCGCAGCATCCGGCCTTCGGTTTCCCGGCCGGGGTCAACCGGCGCCTTGGCGTACTCGTACTGCAACGCGCGCTCGCAAGCCACGCCGAGACGCGATGCGCCGAGGTACTGCCGCCCAGCTTGTCGGTCGCGGGCCTGTTGCATCCCGGCGTCGACCAAGGCGGTGACCTGGCCCGCGATGCTGGATGAGGAGTTGAAGTCGATCACGGCTTCGACTCCCAGGGCAGGTCGTCCTCCAGGTCGGCGAACGGGCTGGCCAGCGGATCGGGTACAGGGGCCATGCCCCGCGCCGGCGGGAACTTGGTGGCCTCGTGGTGCGCGACCATCGCCTCCGTCCAGCAGGTGACGATGGCATCGATCACCTGCAGCGCCTCGGCTTCGGAGTACTCACCCAGCGGCTTGGCAAAGCCGATCTCGCCGGACGCCTCGCCGAAGGCCTTGAGGCACTTCTTCATCGCGGCCAACTCGACATCAGACGGATCGATCATGACGACCTCCGTCTTGTCGACGCGGCCTTTCTTGGCCCTCAGCCAGTTGCCGTACAGCGCGTGAAACGCCTGCTGGCAGCGACGGGAACAGAACACCCAGTCGATGGGGTAGCGCCGGGGATCGCCGATACCGTGCTGGTTGTCGGTGTGGCCGTAGCCCCGGACCTGTCGTTGGCAGACCCAGCATTTCACGCCCCCTCCTCGATTTCATCGAGCAGCAGGCCCAACTGCAGGGCAGCGCCAGCAAAGGCGGCCTCGCAGCGGCGCTTGAAATCGGGATAGCTCATTGAACTGCGCGCAATCGCCGTGACCGCGTGAATCTGCGACTCCAGATGCGCGAGTCCCTGATCGGACAGCCACTGGTGGTGCTTTTGCGAGATGCCTTTGCGATTGCGGATCTCGCTCAGCAATTCGTCCGGCAGCACCGGCCCATAGACCCAGCGCAGCGTGATCTGGCCAACGACGTGCGGCGGGTTCTG